AGCGAACCATTGTTGACTATCTCAGAGGATGCGGCTTCAGAGCTGACCGCACTCGCGCTGGCTGGACTGATGACCGGGGAGACGTTCACGGAGTTAGGCGCGCTGATTCTCCGTTCACTTTCGAATGCAAGAACCACCGAGGAGACAACCTCCCCGGATGGATCGACGAACTCTGCCGAGAGATTGCAAACGCTGGAGGACTTCTTGGGGCAGTGATCCACAAGAAGCGAGGCGTGGCAGATCCCGGGGGACAGTACGCAACCATGCCGCTCTGGATGCTGGCGCATCTCCTCAAGCAAGCAGGCTATGAATGAAGTTCAGCCGGGCAGTGAAGGCGATCATCGATGAGCGCTCGAGAGGATGGTGCGAGATATGCGGCTATCTAGCGATTGACGGTCAGTACCACCATCGCAGGCCTCGCGGGATGGGAGGAACGAAACGCAGCGAGACAGGATCTCCCGTTAATGCGCTCTACCTCTGCCAGGAATGCCACGCTTGGATTGAGAGCCTGCGAGCGCACGCGCTGCGCAATGGATGGCTAGTGAGCCAGAGCGAAGATCCTGCGCTAACTCCAGTGAACTACCGTGGCGCGATATCGACGTTAACGAATGAGGGTATGGTTATTCCTGTAATGCCAGAGCCGCGCCCATAAGCGGGGCAGCGGTTGGGAAGCCTAAGGCTCTGGCATTACCTAACGATCAACACAACTAGAGGGAGAAGCAATGGCCGGGGAACCGCAGATAACAATCGTCGGGCACGTTGGGAAAGATCCCGAGATGAAGATTACGAAGACAGGAATCTCTGTAGCTTCCTTCTCGGTCGCTGTCACTCCTCGCAAGAAGGAAGGCGACGGCTGGACAGATGGAGAGACAACATGGTTCAGGATCTCAGCCTGGCATCGCGATGGGGAAGCAGCAGTAGAAACCTTGCGCAAGGGAGATCGCGTCATCGTTCAGGGGCGATTCTCCACAAGCACCTATGACAAAGACGGAACAACGATGACCGTTAATGAGATCACTTCAGAGGTAATCGGAGTAATCCCCAAGCCAGCAAAGCCAGCAGCCAAGCAGGAAGCGAGCGCGCCGTGGTAGATCCATTCGAGATCCCCAAGATCGTAGATCCATTCGATGAGCCAGCGGGGCACAACATCTACACAGATGCGCCAAGCAAACTCCACGCAGAACCATCGGAGGAAGCAGAGCAGCCATCAGAACCGCTAGCAGAGCCTGAGACAGAGGAACAGAGCGAACCTGTAGAGGAATCAGCAACCGACTATGTGACATCGCAGGAAGCCGCAAGCCTGCTTGGGATGAACCTGAACCATCTTCGACAGCTCACCTTCCAAAAGAAACTTCATGTAGCCAGGCGAGAAGGAAGACGAAGCCTCTACTCACTCACTGCCATTAACGAATACAAGGAGAAGCAGAATGCCAAGCCTTAACGAAATCAGGCAGACAGCAGAGAAAATCTCAGGGAATCCAGACAATGGAGTCATTCGATCCTTCATCAATGATTTGATGCAAGCGCTAGAACCTGAGACAGCCGACAGCATCCCAGTGACAGAGCAGCGTGAGCAGCAGAGACTCCACTAAGCCACGAAGGTTCCCGATACCTTGCCTAGTCTGCGGAACCCTCACAAGGAACGCTACTCACTGCATACTCCACGAACGCCCGAAACTCTACGATCAGAACTACGCGCAAGCATCGAAGATCATTAGGGCAACGGCGACGATCTGCCACATATGCGGCAACGGTCCAGATCCACTAGATCCATGGACAGCAGATCACGTTATCGCAGGAGACAGAGCAAGCGAACTGAAGGCTGCACATCGATCATGCAACAGCAGGAAAGGATCACGATGACGAAAAACCTCGCACGCGCGCGAAAAAATGGGGGAGCGGGGTCAAACACGCCGACATTGGACGCAGCGCGTACCCCATTAGGGGAGTGCGCCTCGCCGAAGTTCTATCGAAATTGGCCGCCTATCGTTTTGGCCGGTTGAGATGCCGAATCCTCCGAAGCCAATCGAGCGGAAACGGAAGCTTGGGAATCCTGGCAAGCAGTCTTTGCCTGAGCAGATCATCATCGCTGAGCAGGTTCAGGGAGTGCCTGAGCCGCTGCGCCCGTTGGGTGTTGAGGGCATGGCGGCTTGGGTTCGGGTGTGGACTGCTGGCGCGTATTGGGTTTCAGGTTCCACTGATGTGCAGATCGTGCAGATGCTTTGCGAGTGCGAGGATGAACGTTCGGCTTTGCGTGATCGGGTGATGTCGGCGCATGATTGGCATGACCGGGTCGGCCTCCGTAATCTGGAGGGCTTGATTCTGTCGATGTATTCGATGCTTGGCTTCTCGCCGGTTGATCGCGGGAAGATGGGTGTTGGGGAGGTTCGCGCTTCCTCAGTGCTGGATGAATTGAAGGCGCGGCGTGCAAAGTAGCTGGCCGCCTGCGATCTTGACTCCTGTCAGCGAGGTTGAGCGCGAGTCCGGCGATGGTGCAGAAGTTGTCTCCTTCATTGAGGGCTTGTGTCTTCAGGTGAAGGATTCTGTCGGCGGTATGGCTGGCTCTCCTATGGTGCTGCGCGATTGGCAAAGGATGCTTCTTGCTGATGTCTTCGCTAGGCGTGCTGATGGTCGGCGCAAGCATCGGACAGCGATTATTGGTATGGCTCGGAAGAATGGCAAGAGCGCTTTGGGTTCGGGGATCGCGCTTCATGCGTTAATGCTCGGGCCGACGGGCGGCGAGGTTTACTCCTGCGCTGCTGATCGTGATCAGGCGCGTATTGTTTTTGGTTCGGCTAAGAAGATGATTGAACTGTCGCCGGAACTTAGTTCTGTGTGCACGATCTACCGGGACGTAATCGAAGTAGTCAGCACGGGATCTGTTTACCGTGTGCTTTCCTCTGAAGCGTTCACTAAGGAAGGGCTCTCGCCTACCTGCGTGATCTATGACGAATTGCATAGCGCGCCGAACGATGATCTTTGGAACGTGATGACGCTCGCTCAGGCTGCTAGGCGAGATGCGTTAACGATTGCGGTAACTACTGCTGGAGTTCGAAGCGATACGACAGGGGGAGACTCAACTGCCTACCGGCAATTCCTCTACGGGCAGCAAGTGGCGAGCGGCGAGATTGTCGATCCTTCTTTCTTTATGGCTTGGTGGAAAGGGCAGGATTCAGCGAATCATCTAGATCCTTCATCCTGGCTGGACGCTAACCCGGGTTTCGGGGATCTCTGCGATGCAGAAGATTTCGAGTCTGCGGTTAAGCGCACTCCTGAAAATGAGTTCAGGATTAAGCGCATGAATTCATGGGTCAGTTCGCAGCATGCATGGCTACCGGCTGCGTCTTGGGAGAATCTCCGCGCAGATCGTGTCGTTGATTCGTCAGTGCCGGTAGTGCTCGGGTTTGATGGATCATTCAACGGGGATGCAACGGCGCTGATTGGCTGCACGGTGGAGCCTGAGCCGTTCATTTGGGTAGAGGAAGTATGGGAGAAGGGGCCGGGAGATCATGAGTCTTGGCGCGTCCCTATCTCTGAAGTTGAGTCAAGGATTATGCAGGCCTGCGGTGATTACAACGTTCTAGAGGTGGCGTGCGATCCTTACCGCTGGCAAAGAAGCATGGAGTCGCTCGCTGATGCTGGAGTGCCTATCTCTGAATACGCCTCTAGTAGTCCGGCGCGAATGGTCCCGGCTACGGCAAAGTTCTATGACGCTGTTACTTCAGGAACGCTCTCGCATGATGGAGATCCAACGCTGAGAAGGCATATCGGCAACTGCGCTGTTAAGACTGACCGGTTAGGGCCGCGCATCGTTAAGGAACATCGATCATCTAGCCGCAGGATTGATGCTGCCGTAGCCGCAGTGATCGCATTTGATCGAGCAACAGCAGCGCGGGAAAATGTGCAAGAATTGTGTGCGCCGGGCTTTTGGGCTACATGAGAGGATTACGCATGATCGTTATTTCTCAGCTAGCCGGACTTGCTTCTATTAATCTCGGCGTATTCTTGCTCAACATTCCTGCGGGTTTCATCGCGCTCGGGCTTACGGGCGTGCTCATCGGAATAACGCTGGAGCGCATTGATGCTGGGTAATCTCATTCGTGGCCGCGAGGAACGCGCCGTATCCTTTCAGACGATCTTCGCGAGCGGCGGCAATGTAGCGCAGCAAACCTACGCGGGAACGATCATCACTCAGGATACGAGCCTGAAGATCGGCGCTGTCTATGCGTGCGTGCGACTCCTCGCTGACACTATCTCTACCCTTCCAGTGGACACGTTCTACCGCGAGGGAGGCGCACGGAAGCCTTTTCGGCCCAAGCCGCTATGGGTGGAGAATCCCGACATCGGCACGGCTCGGGAGGATTTCCTCCAGCAGGCGATGGTTTCCCTGCTCCTTGACGGCAACGTTTTTATTAGGATCTTCAGGAGTCGTACCGGCGAGATCCTAAGTCTGGTAGTGCTAGATCCGACGCGCGTAGAAGTGCGCAGGAATCCTGCCACGCGCGAAATTGAGTACGTCCTAGACGCTGGCACGGGAACTACTCTGCGAGCTGATGAGGTTCTGCACATTACAGAACTGAGGAAGCCTGCCGCT